GCGCCGTCCCGCGACCCCGCGATTCTAGCGGGCGCCCAAGAGATCGTCGTCATGAAGGTGAACCCCGCGACCCAGAGCATCGCGAGCTTTGCGAACGCTCAAGGTAATGCTCTCGATGTCGTAAGTCTGGACTACGGGGCGTTCACCAGCCAGATCAACGTCACGATTCAGACTGGCTCTGATCTATTGGTGGCGCGCAAGCTCCTGACCATCCGGTTTGAGGACACCGTCGAGGCCGTCGACAACCTCGGGGGCGACAACATCTTCACGCTCCAGTACAGCGGCGGCGCCAACGGTTGGGGTACCGCGATCGCCAAGGTCAACGGGACCGGCATCCAGGCCGATGCGACCCGTTCGTACGACGGTGAGTCTGATGCGATCACCGTGCAGTTCGGTGCCGCGGTCCTCGTGGAGGTCTTGTCGTCGAACGTTGGGGATGTAGGCCAAGCGGTCACGATCTACGGGACCAACGCGGTCGATACTGCGGCCCAGAAGGAAACCGTCACGCTCAACGGCACCACAGTCGTGACCTCGACGCTCCAATTCCGACGGGTCCTTGGCGTCATCATCGTGGGGACCGCGACTCTCGGGACCGTCACGGTCCGGGCCGCTCCTGGCGGCGCCACCGTGATCTCGTTGGGTATCGGGGTCATGCAGGAAGGTGCGTTCCTAGGTGAATACCAGTTCGTCAACAACACGACCATCTCGTTGGTCGCGGATGGCGCGACCACCAAGCAAGTCTTAATCTTCGGCAGGAACCCGAGCGGCGCGGCGGCCCAGGAGATCCGGGCGCTTACCGGGGCGGTCGCGGTCTTGTCGGTCGGCTCCTACAGCTTGATCGAAGCTATCGTGACCGGCGACGTGGAGGCAGCCCGCACCGTCCAGGTTTCGGCCGTCGCGGCGCTCGCGAGCGCCACGATCCAGACGACCGTCAAGAAAGCCGCCGACTATTTCAACGCCAAGCAGACGGTCTTGATCGGGCCCGTCACCCGGGGCTTCATCTTCACGATCGTCACGACCCAGACCAACTTCTTGGTCGCTGACCTTGACTTCACGGTCACGCCCCACGTCAACATCTTTGACCCGGCGGTCGGGGCGTTCAAGGCCGATTTGAACGCGATCATCGCGTGGATCAACCAAAACAGCCAGCTCATCAGCGCCTCGAAGGCTACGGGCGCGTCCGGTGGGGCCCCGTCCAATACCTCGAACCCGGTGTTCTTGGCCGGCGGGGTTGAGGGTACCGCGACATTCGCGGACTACCAGGCGGCCTTGAACCTCCTGAAGCAAACCCGGATCAACACGGTGGTGCCGCTCACCGGTGACCCCGCGGTCCACGCGGCTGTCGAGGCCCACTGCGCATACATGGGTGGGATTGGCCGGGCTGAGCGTGACGGAGTGGTCGGGGCCCTCAACGCGGCCTTGACCGATGTGCCGAACAAGACCGAGTACAAGGCCCAGGTCCAGGACCTCAACTCGCGGCATATGCGGGTCTGGGGTCAGGCGATCGAGCGGTTCAACACGGCGGGTGAGCGCCAGGAGTTCTTGCCGCCGTTCGGCGCCCTAGTGGTCGCGGGTATGCAGGCGGGCGCCCCCGTGGGGCTACCCTTGACCTCCAAGTACATGAACATCTTGGGGTTCCGTCAGCACTTGTCATGGAACCCCACCGAGGACTCCGAGGAGTTGATCCAGGCGGGCTGTATCATCGCGGTGAACGTTGAGGGCCAAGGAAGCCGTATCGTCCGGAACGTCACCAGCTACTTGATCGACGATAACCTCGCGTTCACCGAGGCATCGGTCAACCAGGCGGTCAACTTCGCGGTATTTAATTTTCGGACCGCCCTAGAAGCTGCGGTCGGCCAACCGGGGTTCTCCGGGACGGTCAACGCGGCCAAAGGGCTCGCGCTCAATACCCTGGGGCTCGCGGTCGACGCAGGCGCCTTGGTCGCGTACCAAGGGCTCGACTTGGAGTTGGTCCTGGATGTCTTGGAGGTATCGGTCGAGATGTCGCCGGTCCTTCCGATCAACTTTGTCGAGACGACCGTTCACCTCGTAACCGTGCGACAAGTGGCGGCGTAAAGCGACACGTCCAGACTTTTGACTAGGAGACTACCGTGGCTGAGAAAGGCAAACTGTTTACAGGAGCGCGAGCGCGCTTCCTGTTGAACGGTCAAAAGGTCGGGTACGCCCGGAACGTTTCGGGCACCGAAGAGATCCAGTATGAGCCCGCCAACGTCGTGGATAACATCCAGGTCGAGGAACATGTCCCGGTTGGCTATACCGTATCGTTGTCGTGCTCGTTGTTCCGGATCGTCGGCAAGACCTTGAAGTCGCAGGGGTGGTTCCCGTCGTTGGGCGCCAACGTCGAAGAGCACCTCAGCAACATCCTGACGAGCGGGGCATTGGTCGCGACCATCGAGGACAACCAGACCGGCGAGATCATCGCGACGTTCGAGCAAGTCAAGATCGCGACCAGGAATTTTACGATTGATGCCCGTGGGATCGTAGGCGAGGATGTCACGTTCGTCGCGATCCGCCAAAAGGATGAATCAGAGGTCTAACGGTTCGCCATAGTGTCCTGGCCCCGACGGCCGGCTGTAGGGGTGACCCTCGGCCGGCCGTCGTTGCGTTTCAGACCTTGAGGTCCGGTCGGCTACCAGGCAAGTATGGGGTAACCTTTTACTTGGAGCGACCCCAATGCCAGTACCCGCCAATGCCCCAACCCTTGTTGAGCGGCTCAAGCCCACTCACCTGGACCCGGATGACCTGAAGGACCAGATCAAAGAAAAGTCTGGAACCGTCGACAAGGCGGTCGATGATCCTAAGGGCCTAGAGACCTACACGTTCCAGTTCCGCTGGGTCGATGGCCGGGGCCAGATTTGGGAAGGTGAGTTCACCAACAAGATCTTGTCGATTGGGGAACGCCAGCAGGCCGGTGTCCTCCGGGCCATGCTAGGCCGTGGCGTTGGCCCAGGGCAACTCGATGAGTTCACCAACGAGATCAACATGATCATGGGGCACCTGACCTACAGCCTCGCCGAGAAGAAACCGGACTGGGCCAAGGACCTCACCGCGTTACAAAACCCCCGACTCCTTCAGGCTATCTACGAGGAGGTGGCCTCGCATGAGGCCACGTTTTTCGGACTCAACCAGACTACGGGAGGCAGCAAAGCGTAACGTCGCGTCAGGGATCGCGTCCCTCAAACGGTGGTGGGTCCAGAAATATAAGTTGCCCGCGGGTCACCGGTTGTTTCAGGGCCAGTCGGTCGCGGCCCTGAACTTGGAGATGTTGGAGGATCTATGGATACGGGAACGAGAATTGGCCGAGGAGGTCAAGACCGAAGAGGGTCGAGCCCAAGTCGCGGCATCACGACAGCTCTGGGAGGTCCGTAAGGTCCTTGGAGTGACCCCGGAATACGGATCAGCTCATTTGTCTGGAGACGATGACCTCATAGATCAATGGGAGCGTGATATCGAGGCTGGCCGAGAACCTGACCTCGATCGAAAAGGGTAGCGATGGCAGATCTTGAGACAAAAGTTAGGGTATCGGCCAAGACCCAAGGGTTCGATAAGGTCCAGCAGGAGTCCGCCAAGCTCCAGGCCACCCAGAAGGTCTTGTTCCAGGCCGCCAAGCAGGGGTTCTCCGACTCCAAGAAATCGGTCACCGAATACCGCAAGCTCATGGGGAACCTGGAGACCCAGCTCCAGGCTACCGCCAAAGCCCAGATCGAACTCCAGGAATCGATCTCCGAGACCAGTAAGTCGTCCGAGGTCTACAAGAAGTTGACCGACGAGATGAAGCGGTTGGACCAACAGTCCAACCAGGTCCGCAAGACCATCGGGTTGGTCGAGCAGGCGTTCAGGAGTGAGGCTAAAGCCGCCCGGGAATCGGCTGCCGCGTCGGGACAAGCCGGCGGGGCGTTTCGCCAGGGCTTTGCCCAAGGCGCGGGTATGGGCGAGTTCGTCCAACGTGGCCCCGGGATGGGTCGCCAACTCGCTGGACGCTTCGCAGGGGGCGCCGCAGTGGGCGCCCCGATGGGGGTGGCTAAGGGGATAGCCTCGATGCCGTTCCAGGGGCTCCAGGGACTTGCTGGGGGCCTACAACAGGCAGGAGCCGCCATACCCCTCGGTTTAGGGATCCCGGCGGTTTTGGGCGCCACCACCATGATGCAGGCCGCCGGGATGGCGGGGCCGGCGGTCCAGTTCCAGCGGCAACGTCTTGAATCGGCACCCTTTTTGCGCGGAATGTTCAATCAAGAGGGGGCGGCCGGGGCAGCGCGTCAAAAAAACCTGGCGGCCAATCGACTGACCCGCGAGGCTATCGAGCAACGGGCCAAAGCGGCGGGTGACGTGGCTGCCGGTCGTGTACCGGTTAGGCCAGAAACCCAAGGTGGCTTTTTCTCTTTGGGGGCTACAGCCCAAGGGGTACGGAGTGGCATAGCGCGGGGTGCTGCCGGGATTGAAAGCCCTGAGACAGTACGCAAGAGGGCCGAGAACGTTGAACGGACTAGACTCCAAGGGGAAGCTCGAAAATTCGGCATCGCCGACACTGAACGGATTGGTAAACGCTTCGGTATGGCGATCCCGGAGACCAATGAATTGGCCGCCAGTATCTCGCAGGTCGGCGGTGGTCAAGGTCGCGAGATGTTGGGCAAAGGTGGGTTCCTAGAGACCGCGGCGGCAGCCAAACGGATGGGGATCGGGCCAGAGGTCTCGGGCGCCTTCCTGCAAGCTCAGCGACGCGGCGGTATCGCGGGGGTTACACCGGGCCAAGGTGTTGGGTCCAGCCAGATGGTCGATGCTTTCTCGGACGCGACCAAGATGGGGTTGGAGGGGTCTGAGGTTAACGAATACCTCGCGGTGATCGCGGAGGGCATTTCGAGCTGGAAAACGACGGGTATCCCGGTCGCCAAGGACGCGATCGCTGGGATCGGACTCTCGATCTCCCAGAAGGGTCTCAGCGGTGTTCGAGGCGCGGCTATCGCCCAGAACATTGTGGGGGCAGCCCAGGGACTCAGCCGGGGTGGTCCTCAGAGTGCCACCCAGCTCATGATGCTGCAGACGATGGGCGGGTTCAAAGGTGGGGGCGGTGCTGGCCTGGAGGAAGCTCAGATTCAGCTAGAGCAGTTGCAGGGCGATAAGGGCAAGATGGGGAAGAAGGGCGAAGAGTTTATCAGGCGGGTCATCCAAGGATACGGTGGCGAACGGACTGGTGCTCGGGCCGAATTGGCCCAGATGGGGATCAACTTCGGGGCCAAGGAGTTCAAGCTTTACGGCAAGCAACTGATGGGTGAGAAGTTGTCGCGCACGGAGCAGAAAGACTTGGAGCGTGAGCGCAAGCTGCGCGAGGGTACGGCCGCGGGTGCGCCATCGGGCGTCGCGGGGTTCCAAGCGTTGGCCGAGAGTTTCAAGAGCTACGCCAAGGACATCGACAAGACCGTTGCGATCCAGGATGAACAGCTCAGAATTGGTACCGATATGATCACGACGCTCAACAATCTTGATGGCGCAATGAACAACTTGGTAATAGGGTTTGACCATTTGGCCGGAGACCCGCTCAAGAATTTGACTGACGCGATCGAAAAAGCCACCCAAGCGGCGGCCGGCAAGAAGGGCATGATGGAATCGGTCAGCGAGGCCCTCGGGATCTCTACCCAATAGGCTATGCGTACTACCCCAACACGGCCACGGCCCGGCTTCCAAGGCTCAGAGACGAGCGGCGCAGAGGTCACGATCTACACACAAACCGGAGATCCGGTGGTGCTGACCAGTGGGGCCGAGGAGCGTAACCCCAAGATCGTGGTCGATGGCCGTCGTGCCCAGGCCTTACACGGTAGTCTTTTGAGTGTGTCGACCAGCAAAACCATGGGAGCCCCATCGGGGACCTGGCAGATCACGATCAAACCATCGCAGACCGCAACCCGATTATTCAACCAGATCGTTGATGACGATTGGATCGACATCGTGTTCTATCGGCACGGCCGTAAGTGGCATGTGATGCGCGGGATCGTCGATGACGTTCGGCGTGATCGAGCGGTTGGTGGCGGGGGTGCGACCACCGAGGTCTACACGGTTACGGGCCGTGACTTCGCTAAAATCTGGGAGGTCACTCCGATTTGGTTTGGGGTGTTTGCTGGTGAGCCTGTGACCGGTGGGGTTAGCAACAAGGTGTTCTCAGGGACCAATGAATTGATCGGGTCTGCCGATGTAGCGGTCCGTGGCTTCCTACTTGGATTTTTGAACGAGTTGTCTGGGGTTGGTCGTGCTGTTTGGAAGCCGCCCCCTACGGTCCCCAACATTTTGCAAGAGAAATTCATCGCTAGCCTCGTGTTCAACACCGATGGATTCAGCAACAAGCCCCCGCGGGTCGCGTTGGATCCAAGCTACATGATGCCCGAGGGGATGCTGTGGAACATCGCGCAAGAGTGGTCGGACCCGATGTTTACCGAGCTGTTCGCCGACACGTTACCGGGACTCCTGTCGTTCAACCCGGCCGAGGGTGTCCCGATCAATGAGACCGAGCTTACCTTGGTGTTCCGGGACAAGCCCTTCCCAACGCTAGAGAAAGCTGACGCCAGCCCCTACTTTTCGTTGCCGCTCCACATCATTCCGCGCCAAATGCTATTGGCTGACTCAATCGGTCGTTCGTCGATGGAGCGGTTCAATGCTTTCTTCGCGGCCCCAATCGTCTCGCAGGAGACGATGAGATCGATGCAGGATCTCCATGGTCCCCTGTGGAACCCCGAGGAAATCTTGCGGCATGGGTTACGCCGCTTCGACGTAGTGACTCGGTACAAGTCAGAAGACATCGTCGGGCTGGCCGGTGGGCAACGGACGATCGCGAGAGACTGGCATTGCTTAAACCCTTATTTATTGAACGGGGTACTTTCGTTGGCAATTGGACAGCCCCAGATCCATATTGGGGAACGAGTCCGGATCCCCGGGGTCAGTCCCGACTTGGATGAAACCTATTATACCGAACAGGTCTCACACTCATGGACGTTCGGGGGATCAGTCAGAACTTCGTTGGGCGTGACTCGTGGTTGGATCGGAACCGATAGCCAATACATCGACACCCTAGGAGCTGTGGCTGACGGCTATGTCTTGCAACCACTAGGAAAGAGTACCGGATGAGCGAGTACGGATCTAAACGGTTTGGTACCGCCGTCATGCAGTCGGCAGTACCGAAACGGTTTCCCCAGCAGGGTGGATTCAACCCCAAAGGTTTATTGATCCGTGGGGTCGTGACCGCAACTTACGTGGTAGATGACCCGAACCACCCTCGGGCGGACCAGCAACCCGTCGCAATCTACTGCGACGTGTTGGGTTACGGGAATATACCCGGCACGACGTTCCGGTACATCAAGAGCTGCTTGGTCTTGCAGGATCGGGGGGCAATACATTCTGGGCGTATTTGGAAGCCCAGAGCCACCACCCTCGATATCGCCGGTGGGCTAGACACCGAAGGCGGCAGTAATCCAGTGAATCTTGATGGCGACCATGTGTTGGTCGGCTTCATGGACAACAGCTTCAACGTCCCGGTGATCCTCGGGGGGCTGCCCCACCCCAACGCTGATCTGGGCAATGAGTCGTTGGCGGTTGGCCAACGTAAGCGATTGAGGGTCGCCGACGGGGATCCAGACTTCTTTCGACATCATGGTGCGTTCTATGGGATCAGCACAGTTGGTGACTTCGTGGTGGACCTCACCAAAGCGACCGATGGGTCTATCGAGGGCGATGGTAAAGAGACAGCACCCCCTGGTGACGGAACCGTCGGGAACCACCGGGTCAAGCTCCCGGCCGCCTCGAAGTATTTTCTGGACATCGACGGTGGCCCGACCATCGAGATTGAGCTGAAAGGCTCAACCGCTAAGTTGAAACTTGGGGATGGGGCGGTCCACGCCGCGATCTACGAGGCCTTGGAAGATTTCTGGAACAACACGATCCGGCCTCAGCATATTCTGGCGGACGCCCACCAACACCCCACCGCCATGGGGTTATCTGGACCCCCGACCGTCACGCTCTCAACCCCGGTGTTAGACACCGCGATCAAGTCGACCAAGGTGTCGTTCCCTGATGCTTGATAACGCGGGGCTGGCGACTGGTCTCGAAACCATGACCGCGACCTCCAGCGAGGCGACCGCCATCGAGAATTTGGCCGAGGCCTACCGGAGCTACTGTGGCGCTGCCCAGGCCAACGGGGTCATCATCGCGGGGACCGTCTTGGCCACCGCCAAGACCGCGATGAAAGCCGCGATGGTGGGGATTTCTGGAACGAGTCCCCCTCAGGGCGCCATCAAGATCCAAGCTGGCTGTATAGCGTTCTGGGCAAGTATTGCGCCGGCTTTTACGACAGCGTGGCCGGGGTCGACCGCGATGGCGCCACCCACGTGTGTAGGGTTGTCGGCGGCGCTCGCGGTCTTGTTCCCGTTGATCACGGCGGCCGAGGATAGTCTGGAAGATGCGGCCGCCAAGGTCGCCGACGAGATCCACAAGCAAACCGCGGGTTCGCTCAACACCAACCTCGTGGGCGTAGGGACCGGGGCCGTGACGTTTCCGGGCCCCACGGTCGCGCCGATCATTTAGTGATTTCAGACCTAGACACGACCCACCGGCCCGGTAGAACCTGGGGCCAAGATGGCGTCGTCAGCGATCAACATCATTTCGGAGGCGTCTAGGGCGTCCGCCAATCGCGATGTCCTGTTTTATACCAAACCGGTCTACTTCTTTGAGCTACGGGTGCCGGCTGAGGTCGGGGTAGTCGGTACCAGCTTCCTGTTCCCCCTGGCCCTCAACCCCCAAGAGATCACGATGGACGAGCCGTTCACCGTCGAGGCAACGCCCACCCAGGGGGGTGGCCTGTACGTCGAGGAGAACGGGATCGTCCAGCGGATGCTCCGGATCCGGGGGCACACTGGGTTCAAGCCGCGTAAACTTGAGGCTACGGCCGGCCTTGGCTTCATTCTGAAGCCGGAAAAAGCCTCGTTTGGTCGTCAGATCCCGCCGGTCATTGCCAACGATCTCGGGACTGACGCGGTCGGCAAAGGGTTGTCTGGACAACGCCACTTCCAGTGGCTCCAGGACAAGGTGTTCCGGACTTACGCAGATCTCAAGCGAGACCCAACCACCGCGCTCGACACCAAACTGATCTGGCACAACCAAAAAGATGACGAGCACTGGGTCGTGGTCCCTAAGCAGTTCACGATGACCAAGCAGGCTTCCCGCCCCGTCACCTACGAGTACAATATCGAGCTGTTGGTGGTCGACAAGGCAGATTCCGCCGACATCGAACAATCAGAGGACAAAGGCCTTATCGACAAGCTCAAAGACAAGATTCGCCAGATCCAAGGGGGCATTGACCTGGCCCGTGGTGCGGTCGCGGACGTGACCGCGGCGGTCGGGGAGATCCGCAGCATCGTGGGAAACGTCGACCAGATCCTTGATTCAGTCAACCAGGTCGCGGACGCGGCGAGTGCGTTTGTCCAGGGGGTTACTGACCTGATTGAGACTCCGCTTTCCCTCGTCCAGAGTTTGAACGACACCCTCGATGAAACCAACGCCTTCCTGACGGAACTCGTAGAATTGGAGACCACAGTCCAGACTTTGCCTGATAACCTGCACCAGAGTTTCCGCCAGATGGTCGACTCAATGGAGCAGATCACTAGCTATCCAGAGTCTTTTGCCAAACCAGCCGATAAGGTATTGCGCGACCAACAGGCCCGCCAACAACTCTCGACCAACACGTCGGCCGCCGCACTTTCTGGAGCTGCCGCCGCGGCCCCCACGACACTCGATGGGTTCCGACAGTTAGGTACCGGGTTAATGCCGGGCGACGCCGAGAAGGCCAAAGCCGACAGTACCCTCGGCCGAGTTGTCCCCCAGTACACTAGCGCCAAGGCACAGAAGATTCAGCGGGGCGATACTCTCCAGAGTTTGGCCGCAAAGTTTTTGGGGGATGCGCGGCTATGGAAGAACATCGCGATCACCAACGGCCTCAAGCCCCCGTTCATCAGCGACATCGAGATCCGAGACCTGACCCGTGGGTCCCCGCTCCCCAACACGCTTGGTCGTGGTGACTCTATCCTGATCCCGAGCTTTGCGAAGTCACCGGCCGCCCAACCCCTCCTCACGACCCACGGGGTCAGGCCAGAAGAGCCCAACGAGGTCCACCTGTTGGGTCGTGACTTCATGCTGGCGGAGGACCCGGTGACCCGTCGGATCACGATCCCGATCGACGTGGAGGGCGGGGCGGTTGACGCTAAGTACGTGGCGGGGCTCCCGAACCTCCAGCAGGGCATCAAGACCAGACTCGACACTGAGCGCGGCTCCGACATCCTTTACCAGTTGTTGGGGGTCCAGGCAGTCGTGGGGCTCACCAACAAGACCATCGACGTGGAGGCCGCAAAGTTCAGGGTCGGGGAGGCCATCACGATGGACCCCAGGATCGCGGCATTGGTCCAGATCGAATTTGAAGCTACCGGGGACGACCGCCTGGCCACCGACATGACTGTTGAGGTACGGGGGTTCTCGGAGCCGCTTCAACTACGGATCCACACCGCGAGGTAGCAAATGCCGCGTTTCACACCCAAACGTTACGAGCAAATCCTTACCGCGATGCTCGCGAAGCTCGTGTCCAGGACCGACCTCTCCGACATCACCGACGCCTCCGGGGTCAAGCATTTGCTGGCGGCAGCGGCCCGCCAAGACGACGAGTTGTACTTCCAGATGACCCTGTTGCTCGACCTTTTCTCGATCGATCGTGCTGTAGGCGAAGACCTGGATGAGCGGGCCAAGGACATTCAGCCCAGCATCGTGACCCGTTTCCAGGCGGTCGCGGCCAACGGCAACGTGGTGTTCAGTAGGGTTGGGACCGTCGGGACCATCAACGTACCGTCCGGCACCAAGGTCAAGACCGCAGACGGTAAAATCTTCACGACCACCGCGATCGCCACGATCACGCCAGCGTCACCTCAACAAATTGGGGGCCACGGGGTCGGTCGAGATTCTAACCCGGTGGGTGCGATCGCAGATATCCCGGGGACCGCCGGCAACGTCGCGTCCAACACGATCATTAAGTTTGATGGCAAACCCGCGGGCGTCGATGAGGTCACGAATCCCAACCCGTTCCAGAATGGCCTGGACCAAGAGCTTGATGATGCGTTCCGGGCCCGGCTCAAGCGGTTCATCGCGTCGCTACCGCGCTCGACCGTCGAGGCCATCGAGACCGGGGTCCTGGGGCTCACTGACCCGATCGGCGGTCGGACCGTCTTGTTCATCAAGGTGGTCGAGGACCTGATCCTCCGGGGTGACTTCACCACCTACGTGGACGACGGGACCGGGACCGCCGAGACTACCGCCGCGGTCGTCGGCGAAAACATGACCCTCGGGCTCGCGGGGCCACCCCCCAATTCAGCGGTTGGGGGCGAGCAATACCTGAACCTCAACAACAAGCCGGTCAAAGACTCGATCGTCCCGGTCCTGTCCAGCTCGACTCGTGGGGCCCTCACGATCAACGCGCATTACACGCTAGAGCCGGCCAGCGGACAAATCTTCTTCACCCCACCACTCGTTGCCAGCGAGGTCATCACGGCCGGCTACACCCACTATACGGGGCTCATTCAGTTCGTCCAGAAAGTGATCGACGGCGACATACTCGACCGCGCTAATTACCCTGGGCTGCGGGCTGCCGGGACCCGGGCGTTGGTCCGGACCCCCCAGATCCTCGTCCAGACCGTGGCTGCGGTCCTGACGGTCAAGGAAGGGTTCGTCCAGGGTGATGTCCAGACTGCGGTCCGCGAAGAAATAAAACGCTACATCAACGGCCTCGGGATTTCTGGAGATGTCATCCGCAACGAGGTCATCAAACGGATCATGACGGTCGCGGGCGTTTACAACGTGTCGTTAACGGTGCCGGCCGCCGACGTGATCTTGCTGGACGATCAAATGCCGCGTATTTCTGACCCCAACATCACCCTGAGTTAAAAAGGCTGGACAAGGAGTTTCAAAATGTCGTTTACCAACTTTCTGGAAAATGAGCTGCTCGACCACGTGTTTGGCAACTCGGCCTACGGGGCCCCCGGCAACCTCCACATCGCGTTGTCGACGACGCCGCCCAACGACGACGGCACCAACTTTACGGAGCCGGTGGGCGGCGCTTACGTCCGGGTCTCGACCGTCAACAACCTGACGAACTGGCCGGCCGCGGTCGCGGGGAGCAAGTCGAACGGCACCGCCATCGCGTTCCCCGAGGCGACGTTGAACTGGGGGACCATCACGCATTTCGGGATTTACGATGCGGGGGTGGGTGGCAACCTCCTGGGCAAGGGGGCCCTCACGGTGTCGCGGACCATTGAGATCGGCGACGTGGCCCAGTTCAATATCGGCCAAATCGCCATCACGCTAGACTAAGGGGCTAGACGTTGCCCGCCGCTCACGTCCAGAGCGCACAGTCCGTCACCGCGACTGTGACGTTGCCCGGCGCCACCTCCCCGGGCAACACCTTGGTGTGTGTCCTGGCGCACCGTCAGGACGTGGTTTCCGCGGGCCCCACCAGCTCACACGGCACGTGGTTGCCGGCGGTTTCGATCAACCACCCGGGCAGCACGGTCGTGACCGAAATTTGGTACGTTTCCAACCTCACCGGGGTCTCCACGGTCATCACGGTCCCGGCCCCTGGCGACAACATCGCGTTTGTCGCAGAGTACAGTGGGGTTGCTAACTCTACGGTGGTCGATAGGATCGCTACCAACAACGGGGCAAGCGCCGGTCCTGCGACCACCGGGGCCACGGCCACGACCCAGAAGGGCACAGAGCTGTGGGTCGCGGCGTTGGCGTTGGAAGCGGGGGCCGCGTCGTTCAATACCCCACAGGCCGGGTTTACGATCCGGCAACAAGGTGCCGATGGTGGCGTTGGTGCGGGGGTAACCGGTGCCTTGTTGGATTTGTTCTCTGGGGCTCCTGGGACCGCCGCCACCGGGGCAAATTTCACGGGAGGCTCCGATAATTGGATCGGAGCGATCGCGACGTTCTACGGGGTCGAAACCGAGGTTATCGCGGCATCGGTCGCCGCAATCTCGACGGTTACCGCGACTCTGAAGCGCACCCGCAACCTGGCGGCCGCGGTCGTGGCGGTCTCGACGGTTACCGCGACCCTCACGGAAGCCAGGTTACTGCAATCCACGGTCACGGTGGCGTCGAGTGTCACGGGGACCATCAACCGGACCCGGAAGCTAGACGGAACAGTCGAGGCGCAGTCGTCCGTCCAGGACGCACCTCTCCACCGAAACAGGAAACTGGTGGGTGCCGTTTCCGCTGTGTCGGCTGTCTCGGGCAGCATGGACGCGGTTTCGTCTGAATTGGTAATTTTGTCGGTGGCGCCTTCCGAGGTCGAGGGGATCCCCGGGACCGAGATGACATTGTTTGGAACTTTCACCCTGGGGATCCCGATCCATATCGCTATCGGGCCCCTAGGTAACGACAATGACCCCCATTGCTACTCAGGGGTACCGGGGCAAGGTGACGTTTATTTTTCAAAACGTGTCGACCAGTTGAGGGTATTTCTCCCGGATCTTCCGCCTGGAGTCTACCACCTCCACGCCCACAACGGGGACGACTCCTTCACGTTGTTGAACGCGATCACGGTCAGGCCCAAGCAATTCCGTTCCAACCTCATTGGGCTGCGCCGTATCCTCCCACCCAAGTGGGACGTGGGGCCCCGCAGCATTGAGGTTGAGCCGTGACCATCGGGTTGCTCCAGGGAATCGTCGAGGTGATCGGAGAGTCCGACAACGACATCGGTGGCCTCTTCTCGACTCGCTTGACCGCCGTGGTCGCGGCGGGCGCTACGTCGCTGCCGGTCGAGTCCACGTTGGGTTGGGCGTCGAGCGGCAGGGTGGGGCTGGAGGGCCAGTTCTACACGTACGATAGCCTTACCGCCACAACATTGGACGGGATCAAACGGAATAACAACGGGGTCGTGGTCCCGGGGACCGCCCAAGACCATCGCGACGAGGGCGAAGTCATCGACCTCACGAGAATCCGGAGCGCCATCGACCTCGTGAGACGGGCCCTGTTGGCCGATTACGCGGAAGGCCCGGACCTCAATACCATCGGCCGCAACCTGAACGTGCTGCGAAGCCCATTCTTGAGTGATGACGACCGGTTCCGTAAGATCATCAAGGCGCTTGCGTACAACCCGCGTGGCACTATGTACGGGTTGGAGCTGGCGCTCGATGGGCTCGTGGACCCCGGCAATTACGAAATCTTCGAGGACCTGGTCAACTTCCCCTGTACCGTGTTCGTCCGGCTGCTCGGGGCCGCCACCACCGACGACGTTTCCGCAGGCAAGGCGTTCGTGAACGATGGGGTCGCGGCTCCCGCGACCAGCGACACCACCGTTGTGATCCCGAGCACGCCCCTGACCGTTGAGAGCGTTTTGTGGGCCGATGAGTTGGCCGAGACCGACACGCGGTCGGCGAAGCCGTCGGCCGACACCATCGTGGAGTACGACGGCCAAGCCCCTCAACCCGTCTGGACGTTCGATGGCGCCAGCGAAGTCGCCGACGTGTTGGTGACGGCCGGCCAATACACCGAGTTGACCGACTCGGCGGTTGGGACCCGAACCGCGTATGAGCGGACCGCCCGGATCCAGCCCGAGAGTAACGCCGACATCACGGTCCTGTGGAACTTACCGTCGACCGGGACCTTTGGGGCCGCGATCCGTCAGGCGGTTGTCGAGATCCGCGACACCGCCCGCGACTTGTTTGCTGGGGTCCTGGACAACAGCCCGACCGACTACCTGGTGGGGCTCGCGAATGACGCGGGTCACCTCGGGACCCCGGTGTTGCTCCAGAAAGATACGTTTTACTCGATCGGGGTTCACAAACGTGGGGTCGGGACCGTCGAGATGACGGTCGACGGCACCGTCGTTGATCGTGTCCCCTACACATCGTTCTCGTTGAGCCTTGACCACAAGTTCATCTTCGGGTGCCGCTCAACTACGGCGGCGGGCGCCAAGATCCGGGTCAAGTCGGTCGAGATCCACGCCACCACCCTGACGGACTACTGGAACAGCCGTGGAGCTGCCGGCGACGTATCGGCCGCGACCCCCCAGATCCTCGACATCAACATCCCAGGCCACGTGACGGTCGCGGACATTGGGAAACGGTGCATCACCCGGGGTTCCACGGTTACGAACCCGCAAGGCGGCAACAACAACGGGGTGTGGAAGGTCCTCGGGGTCCCGACCGGCGAAACCCTGGACCTGACTGGAGATCCGCATCCAGACAACGCTGCCGTCAACACCGCGAACCCGACCCGGATCACGGTCTCGCTACCGAAGGCTTTTCGGTTCCCCGACGACCTCGGAAAAAAGATCCAGATCACGGGGTCAGGGCTGGGGAACAACGGGACGTTTGTAATCGACAAGCTTTTGGACCCCGACACCCTGGTGGACCTCCAGGCAGCCCTCACCCAGAACCCCAGCCGCACCAACGTCTGCGAAGTTGTGGGGGGCGCGTTTGTCACGGAGCTAAGTCTGGATTGGCGGCTCTTTCCCGACTTTGCCACCGAAGTCGGGATCGATTGGGAGCTATCGGCTACCGGGTCGGTCGCGGGCACGACCTTGACGCTCCGCCAGGTCCTCCCGTTGGCCGCCGGGGTATGGCGGGTCTTGCGGGTCCGGTACACCGACGTGTTGTCTGGACAGATCATGCAGGATTCCTTTGTCTCGAACACGCTGTTGTCGGAGGGGCCGCCACCGCTTTACGACTACTACCCGTTCTACGTGTCGGATCCGTTGGGGTTCGTCCGCTCATACCTGGACGCCATCACGGCCGCCGGGGTAATTCCAGAGTTCCTGATCGTTTAAGGAGGCCGCGATGCCGAATTTATTGCGAGTAGAAGCGAGCGAGCGGATCGACCTAGCGGATTGGCAGCACGCGACCGACACGACCCCCGACGCTTTCAGCCGCCACACAATCGAACAGGTCATGACGAACCCGGTCGGGTCCCAGCGGACCTGGATCTTGGATGGGTTCAGGATCGATGTGCCCGCCGGCACACAGGTCCGGGTCACCAAGGGGGTCGCGCTTTTGGCATACCGCGAGGGGGGCCTCACCCGCTTTGGTGCGGTCTCGGCCGAAGGCGACGCCACCAAGATCGTCGACATCAACACGTTCGCGCCCGGGACCTACGGGATCTACATCCGGTTCGAGTACGTCGAGGGTGACGCACAGAACCGTATTTTCTGGAACCCCTCTGGATTGGGCAACGAGTTTGCCCAGACCATTGAGACCCGTCGCAACGCAAATTGGTCGGTTCGGATCGAGCTGACGACCCCGGGGGGCGAGTGGACCAAGATCGGGGAAGTCGATCGCGCCACCGTAGGGCCCCCAACCACCGGGATCACGGACCAGCGCCCCCTCTACTTCGAGGGCAAGGTCAACGCGACTTACCAGTCAGGCTGGTCCACCGACGGCGGGGGTGGCGCAAACGATCGCGACGCCGACCGCCAGCTCTATGGGGTACGGGACTTCCAGACTTTTACAGCCGCGATGCGGCAATGTCTGGAAGACGTGAAGGGTCGTGGCCTCCGTCGGTGGTTCGCAAGGGATATCGGTGGCATGAACGTGGGGTTTGATGCCGCGCCTGTCGAGGACCGGGTCGCGGTCGGTGATGCGGACTTCATGCTCCTGGGCAGCGGGACGATCCCACAGGTGGCGTTCGACGCCGGGGATCGGCTGGCCTACACCCGGGCCTCAAACCAGTGGGACTTTGAAATCGGTGGGACCTCGGAGGTCCGGGTTACGACCGCGGGCATGTCGATCACCAACGGCCTGACCGTTGGGTTCGTGGCGGCCCCAACCGACGACGCGGTGTTGGTCCTCGACACTAATTTCGGACTCGTGGGCGGCGGGGCAGTCCCGTCCGTATATTTCGATAGCGTTACCGATCGGCTGGCCTATACGAGGGCAACCGATCAATTTGAGTTCATCATCGGCAGCGCCCAGGAAGCGATCATTAGCCCGGCCGGCCTCCAGGTCGCTAACGGGTTGGTCGTTGGGTTCGCATTGGCCCCAGTGGATGATCGGGTGTTGGTCGGGGACGCCAACTTTGGTTTGTATTACTCGGTTAATCCAGAAATTGTATTCGACCAGTCCGGTGGCAATTATGACACGGTGCTGTATCGGCGAGCGAGCGACCGTTGGGAGTGGTATTTCGCGTCGGTCGAGGCCATGCGGTTCTCGACCACCGGGTTAGAGATCCGAGAGGGCCTCAACGTCGGGATGGCGATGGGGACCGCGGTCACGGCCGACACCGTGAAGGTCGGGGACCTGACGTTCGGGTTGGTCGGGGGTACGACCCCGCAGTTACTTTTCGATACCACCGACGCCTTTCAATACCTGCGGGCGGGCAATCAGTTCCAATGGGTCATCGGGGGCGCAACCCTCGCGACCCTCGATGTTAATGAGTTCACGGCCCTCGTCAACGCCGACACCGTGCAGTTCTCCCTGACCAGCAATGGGGCGGTCCTGGACTTCGACACCGATGGCCAGAACTTCAGCATCACGGGCGACAACTCTACGGCGGGCGAGGGGATCGTTTCGATCCACAACGACGGCAACAACCTGAACCGTGAGGGCATCATCCTGGCCGCAGGGCTAGATTCGCCCGCGTCGAACGGCGACATCGTTTGGCTTCGATTGCGGGACGGTAACCACACCGATATCGCGCAGCTCCAATATTCCACGTCGTCACCGTTTGCCGCGCTGGTCGCGGCGTCTGATGAACGACTGAAGGAGAACATTCAGCCCACGAAGATCCAGGGGCTCGACATCATCGATCGCCTCAACCTGGTCGAGTTCGATTGGATCAAGTCAGGGACCCACCAGGCCATCGGCTATATCGCGCAACAGGCCAGAGAGGTGTTCCCCGCGATGGTGAGCGAGGACCAAACCACCGGCCACCTTTTGCTGGGGGACGCTTGCCTAATCCCGGTGCTTGTCAAAGCGGTCCAAGAAATGTCCACCCGCCTCACGGCCCTGGAAGCCGCTTAGGCTTGTAAGGGACGGCAATCTGCCGTAAAGAGGGGCGAGGAGAGCGAACTCTATGAACCGAAAGCAACGCCGTATGGAAGCTGCCACTGGACGACCCCAACCCAAACCGAACGGAAAGCTCGCGATCGACGCCGCGACTCAGCGGATCGAGCAAATGCTCAACGGGACCCTGACCCCAACCAACGAGTTTGTCGTGTACTTGGTCGAACAGGCGAAAAAGTCCCGTCAAGACCTCATGGTTTTGCAGGCCAACATCCAGCAGGCCGAGCAACAGCTCGCGGGGATGCGGCAGAACATGCACCGGCTCCAGGGCCAGGCCGCGAAGTACGTGGAAGACATCCGGGCCTGGGACAATAAGGCAAGCGCGCCATCCCAAAAACCTGTTACCTTGCAAGCAACCGTACCATCCTGAAAGTGAGGCTCCCATGCCATTGTTATTGACCACCCCGTTCAACCCCGGCGACATCGACCCCGGCCAAACCTATACCCACGCGAAGATCGAATACTTCGGGTTCGTAGCCCCAAACAACCTGATCGAAGTGGTCTTGACGTTCGGGACCATGGCGGGCTCGGTGTTCACCAAAGGGGCGGTAGCACCGAACCGTAAGTACAACATCACCGGCAACGATTTCATCACGATGGTCCAGAAATTACCCCTCGGGGGCGAAACCACCTACACGGCGGCAGCCCGTGAGCTGTACGAATGGCTCATCTCTAAGGGGTATGCGGCCGGTACCATCATCTAGGCTGGCGTTCCGGGGCAATTCTGGTTAGCTTGCCTGGGTTCCCAGGAGGAACCCAAATGGACCCCACTGCCGCCCCGAGTGCTGCCGCGACCGCGGTCGCCGATGTAGCGAGTCAAACCACCGACATTTTGGTCGAGCTGTTGGTTCGCCAAGAAAACGTCTACATCATGGCGGCGGCCTGGAGCATCTTGAGCGTCATCAAGCGGGTGATGCCTAAGGTCCACGGTCATGCTTGGTACGTTCGGTTGGCCCCTACCTACCCGTTGGTCCTGTGTCTCGCGTTTGTCTGGATCCCCGGAGCCCAGCCCGCCGGTATGGCCCCGTTCAGCAAATTTCTGGTCGGCTGCATCCTGGGTGGCGCTACCGGCTACCTCCACAAAGTCTGGAGCCAGACGATTCGTGGCAAGGATTCACGGATCCGTGGGGAGAAGCGTCGTGCGTCGGACCACAATCCGGGTGAATGAGTTGATCGACCGCCTCAAGGCGGTGGTCGTGATGGCGTTGTTGGGGTTGGCGTTCCTTTTGGTGGCATGGAGGTCAAGATGAAACGGGCGTTCCAGTTCTTAGTTGACCATTGGTATATCCCGCTGTTCGCGATCGGCACGCTGTTGGGCTGGTGGATGACGCGAGGCCGCAAGACCCCGCCACCACTCGCCCAGCTCAAGGGGGAGCTGAAGTTGATCGAATCGGTCCGGGAAGCCAAAGAGCTGCAAGCTAAGCTGGGGGCCCAGGGGGCCGCCGAAGAGGTACGCCGACAACACGTTGAAACGATCCAGCGGATGGACGCGGCTGACGCCACGAAGGCCGCGGCTCTCCGGGATGACCCGGTCGCGTTGTCCAGATTTCTGGTGAAGGCCGGCCGACGTACCAATCCCGCTAGCCAATAGACCAGGATCCAGGTAGGTTGGCGTTCGCCGCTTTGGCATAACTTTTCTGGAGGAACTCTCAATGGAAGCAACAGTCACCGAATCAGTTGCCGCCGCCGCTACCAAAGCGGCTTCCGGTATCACTTCACCCCGCAAGACCATCATCGTGACCGGCCTTGCCTATGCGGTCACCCCCGACGACCACGGAGCCCTGATCCAGTGTTCGGCGGACGGCGCAGTCGTGTCGTTGCCGACCGGCCTGCCCGCAGGCTTCAAGGTTAAGGTCCAGAACATCGCGGCCGACACCGCCGCGTTGGTCTCGATCAGCCCGGCCGCGACCCACGCGATCAAAGGCACGGTCATCGGGGCAGCCCGGGTCCAGTCTGGCGGGGCCGTCAACAAGGATTGGCAGAACACCAAGGCGACCGCCGAACAGGGCGACTACTCGGAGGTCGAGTATGACGGCCTCTTGGCGTGGTGGCTCACGGGCGGGACCGGCGTCTGGATCTCTGAAGCTTAGTCATGGGTTTTATCTGGTTGGCCGCCGGCATCGCGCTGGCGGCCCCAGGAGCCTCGCCGGGACCAGATCCCTCATTCTGTGACCCGGGAGCCCCCAAACGTTGCGCCCAGCCCCTCCAGCAGGGCCAGGTGGCTCCCTACGCAGGCCAGCTCCTCACCCCCGAGCTAGCCGCTGACCTTGGGGTCAAGGCGGACGGCTGCGACGGCCGGATCGCCCAAGAAGTCGACTTCACGAAACGGGTCGCCGCCATCGACCTAAACTTAGCGCAACAGCTCAGGGCCATCGACAAAATCGCTTGTGACCACGCTGTCTCGATCCTCACCCGCGCCCATGAGGCCGCGATCGAGCCCCCACCAATCTACGAACGTCCCTGGTTCGTCGCGAGCGTCACGTTCATCCTGACGGTGGCGGCCGGGTCCCTCGCGGTCCGAGGGGCTAGCCAGCTCGCTAAGTAAATACACGTTTAATTTCTGACACTTACGTCGGTTTATGCTTGCTGGATGACGAATAAGTCTGGATCAAGGCCCAAAAAGCCCGGCCCAAGCGTCTATATCGTCGAGGTTGTGGAACCTCCACCCTATGCCCCCAAATTGCCCCCGTAAGAGCCACTTCCCCGGAGTGGCGCGTTGGGGGCGGGGTGCATTTGACCTCCCACGGTACAGTATTAGCTGTGTGGTGGAGTGGTAACTGAAGAGGTACTGATAGCGTAGCTATCATGCACTGAAAAAGTTTGAGGACTGGAGAACGAACGAGTGGACGGAGTTCCTCCTGAAGGCCCCGCGCAGGGCGCGGGGCAGAGTCCCTTCGGGACTCATTTCCCATTGGCTGATCTGGGAGGAGGAACAGGGATCCTTACCCTGGAGGTCCACAACACCTGGATCTCGATCCTCAACCCCCATCCCTATGGACTCGACCTGATCGATCACGAAACGAGGTACCCGACCGAAACCGCACTTGCGCTCGCCCGCGGGTTCCGCGCCCCCGACCAACACCCCTGTTCCGCCTGCCAGGCCACCGGCCTGGTCAACGGGACGTTCTGTGAGGGGTGCCGGGGGACTGGCCTTACCTCGGGGTGGGACGGGTGGATCCGGTTGCTTCACCGGACCAAGACCAAGCCCCCGTACTTCCCGGCCGGCCTCCTGTACCGGGCCACCAACGTCCTCCAGGCCAATCAGGTCCCGTTCACCGTGGTGGACCGTCGTGAGCGGCCTGTCGAGGGGTTCCCGGAGGCCGCTGACCTCCAGCTCCGTGACTACCAGGTCGCGGCCGCGGACTTGGCGCTCAAGCAGGGCCGCGGGGTGCTCGATATGCCGCCGCGTTCTGGAAAGACCAGGACCATGGCCGAGATCGTCAGGCGCCTCGGCCTCAAGACTATCTGGATGGCTCCAACCGATCGGATCGTCCAACAGACCCATGAATTTCTGGACGGCGCGGTTGGCCCCCACTACTGCCACCGACAGACCGGGGTAGCGGGTTGGGAGGTCGCTGCCAACCACAACGTCGTGGTTTGTACCGCGTCGACCGCCGCGATGCTGCCCGCCGAGTTTTATCGGTCCCGCGAGGTCTTGGTTGTAGACGAAATTCACCATGCCTCGGCAAAATCGTACGGTGAGATCGCGAAGATGTGCGACCACGTGTATTACCGGTTCGGGATGACCGGGACGTTCTTCCGGTCTGGTCCAGACTTATTGGCGCTCCATGGTTTTTTGTCCGACGTGATCTACCGGATCACCAGCGTGGAGTTGGAGCGGCGCGGTCACTTGGTCCCCACCAAGGTCGTGTTCTTACCGGTATTGTCTGGACCGCTCAAGGGTGTGCCGCGGTCGTCAACCTACCAGCAGGGGATCGGGAAGCTGGGGATCCAGGAGCACGAGTACCGGCAACAGCTTGCGGCGAATTGCGCAGCCTACCTGGATAAGTCTGGACGCCGCGTCCTTTGTCTGGTCGCGACAAAGCGACAAGGCCGTGACCTTGCGGAGCGAATCGGACCGTTGATCAAAAAGGCCCCGACCGGTGCCCAGTTCAAGGCGGTTGAGTTCGTTTCGACCGATACAGAGCGGTCGACCCTCAACAAGATTCTGGACAGTTTCATCAACCACCAGGAGGTCAGGGTCTTGATCGGGACCAGCTTGTTGGGCGAGGGCGTCGATCTCCCGGGCGCCGACGCCCTCGTGTACGCCCGCGGCGAGAAGGCCGAGGTCTCGCTCACCCAGAACGCCTATCGGGTTTGTACGGCGGCCGAGGGCAAGGGTGCGGCCGTCATCGTGGATTTCGCGGATCGCCACCACCCGAAGCTTTTGGCGCACTCCCAGGAGCGGCTCGCCGTCTATTACGACGAACCGATCTTCTCGTGCGAAGTCCTTGCAGATCCGGCCGACTTCCCGGGGTGGGCCCAACGGGCGGGGCTCATTCGTCTATAGGGGCATGGGAGCCGTGTGTTATTGTGTTGAGGCTGCGAGCCTCTTGGCTCTTGCCGACTTCCCGGCTGACCGTGGTTACCCCTTCGGTCAGCCGGGTTTTTCTTTTGGAGGTCTTCGGTGAGCACAGTGTTGGGTTCTGACGGGATGGCGTTGAGCCAGGCCCAGATCGATACCGCGATGAAATCGCCTCAGCATCTTCGGGCTTGGCTCGACGCCAGTGGTAGGCGTTGGCTCGTGCTCAACGGGATGGATTTGGTCGACGCTGTCCAGCACCCGTGGCCCGCGGGCGTCCTCAGGTTCATGCAGACCGTGATGGCGTACCGGGATCACCGTCGAACCATTTGGACCGGTAGGACTCAACGGGTCACCGGTCACCACCCGGCCACCGGTGAGCCGCTCGACCAGGAGGTCAAAGTCATGAAAGGCGAGGCCTTGGAGATCGAGGAGCTGGACCGGGCGATCCGTTACCTCACGTCCCAAATTCTGGAGCGTGACCCCAGTTGGTCGATCGAGAAACCGGCCCTGTGATGGCGGACTTCAACAAGCTCATGGAGCTGGACGGCCACAAGCGCAAGCGCCGGCCCCCAGAGTCCGAGCGGTACGATGAGCTGAAGGGTAAGCGCGTCCAGGTCATTTTTGATGACGATTCGATGTTGTTCGCGGTACTCCAGTGGGTCGCCCCCTACACCCTTGGTCTTCGGTTTTCCAGGGTTATAGAAAACGGCAAACTGGTGCGGACTGCAAAAGAACAAGTCTGGATCACCAACAAGGCCTACATCGTGATGATCGGTGAGGCATGACCAACAGCGATCTATTGGTCCTGTTGGACGACTTCAACTTCTACCGGTCCCACACCGATCATTTCCAGAAATTACAGCGCGAGCAGCCGTTCATCAGGCCCCCCAAGTTGAACAAAGAGCGCACCAAGCTCTTGGTCGCGATGGTGGAGTGGTGCAAGGCCAATGGCTTGGAGCCCCGCCACTGGATCTATTGCCTGTTCGCCCGCGGTCGCTGGCTGTTTGCGCCCAAGTTGACCCCGGGGTTCCTGATGAGTGAGTCGGGGCTCAAGTGGTACCAGGGGCGAGCCAAGACCGTCGACGATCGACTCTACCGCCAGCGGTTGGCCCAGACCCAGTACATCGCGGAACTCGCGGCCGGGACCTCTCTGGTCTACGATCCCAACCTCCACCTCAGCGCCGAAGTCGAGGCCCGCAAAGGTCGTCATGTTGCCCGGGGTGATTGGGCCCGATGCTTGGAGGACTCGTTTCATCCAGACGCCCCCACTCTCGGGTTCCATCCGGACTCCGGGGTTTGCTTCCATTGTCCGATAAAGCCGGAGTGCTGTGGGAAGACCCGGGCGGTGTTTCCGTTCGATCTCGTGGCGCTCCGGGAGCGCAAGATCACGATCCAACAGGCCCAGTTAGCGTCGGTGGTGTCCCGTGGCCGTCCGTAGTCCCGTTTCGACAACGATTGCGATCCCTGAGAAGTTTCCGTTCGGGCTAGATTTCCAGAAAATGTTGGTCCGGTTGCTCGCTGAGGACACGGTGTTCGCGTTCCAGGTCGCCCAGTACCTCAAGCCCACCTACTTCGAGAACGCGGCGTTGGCGTGGGCGTGGAGCTACATGCTCCGGTTTCGAGAACGGTACAGTACGTTCCCCAGCCTTTTGGTGGTCCGCGAGGAGGCCAGGCGGCTCGACCCGCGGTTCTCCGCGATCTATCTGGCGATCGTCGAGCAGGCGATCCACGAACCAATCCGGGACGAAGTCTGGATCCGTGACAACGTGCTCGACTTCATTCGGCGCAACATCTTCGTCAAGGCGTTCCACGAGTCCCGTGAGCAATACAATTCTGGAAAGCCGGCCGAGGCCTACGACACCATGATGTCCAGGATGCACGAGTTGCTACGGGCCTCTTGGGAGCCGGTGGCCCGAACCTGGTTGTGCGCGGATCTGCCGGCGCGACAAACCCGACGGCTGCGGGATGCGGAGCAGGGTGACTCGATCACGACCGGCTTCCCGACGCTCGATAACCTGATGAAGGGCGGGGCCCGCTATGGGGAGCTGTTGCTCTGGATCGCGTACCCGAAGATTGGGAAGTCCACGTTGTTGATCAACCACGGGGTCGTGGCGGTCCGGAACGCTTACAAGAACGTGCTGCATTGCGCGTTCGAGGGGTCGTCTAAGTTGATCGAGGACCGGTACGATGCGGCGTTCTCCGGGGAAAAGTACCACCTGATTCGGGCCGGCAACCTCGACGCCCACCGGTTCGCCCAGCTCTTTCAGGAGTACCAGCAGTACCGGGGCAAGCTTTTGGTCCGGACCTATACGGACCGCTGGGACTACAGCGTGACCGACATCCAGGACGAATTGGTTGCGCTCAAGCGGGATTACGCTTGGAAGCCTGATTGTATCATCGTGGACTACGGGGATCTCCTTGAGGGGCGGGGTGGTAAATATCGAAATACCTATGAGTCCCAGAAGGCGGCGTTCCGTGATCTTAAAAGTCTGGCGAACCGTGGGTATGTGCTGTGGAGCGCCAGCCAGGCGAGCCGGCCCGATGAAAACGCAGAGACTACTCCCCATGAGCTAAAGGCCCGCGATATTGCGGATTGCTACGAGAAAGTCCGGATCGCAGATTTTGTGGGGTCGGCCAACCAGACTCTTGGCGAGAAGCTGAAGGGCGGGATGCGGCTCTACGCCGACATTTACCGGGATGCTCCCGCCGGCTGTGTGATTCCGGTTTGGGACAATCGTGACGCGATGGTGATGCGGGAAGGTGTCCCCCCGACGGCAGCCCCAGCGGGAGCGGCCCCCCTCCAGACTCCTCCTGTCCAGACTTCCTCACCGTTACCTGGCTATGGCGCTCGACCCAGAAATTGACCTAGCGGCGGCGATCCGTGACTTCGACCTCGTGCGGTATTGCCAGGACCACGCGGCCGACCAGGTCAGTGAGGCCGATTGGGTCTTGGATTGTCCGGAGTG